GCGTCCCATATAGCTCGACGAATCGCTTCAGTGTCATTGACTTGAAGTGCGTCTGACGCATCCTTGTATTCCTCAAGTCTTGCGATCTTTGTCTTGCCAGGTGGTAGGACCCCTGCTGCGTCCTCCGCTGCCTTACGGCCTGCCTCGTCATTGTCGAAGAACAGGACAATCTCCTCATAACCCTGGAGCCATTGGAGAGCCCGTTGAACCGATTTCCTGGCCGCTGCGGCACCGCTAGGTAGAGATACCATCGGCCACCCCGGCATAGCTTCACTACATGAAGCCGCATCGAGCTCCCCTTCTGTAATGACGACTCGTTTTCCAGTGGCGGGAAACAAATGTTGTCCAAAGAGTGTTCCAGGTGTTTCTCCCTCATAAGTAAATAACTTGCTCTTTGTCTTTACTTTGCAGCCTTTAGCGACTCCAGCATCATCGAAATAATAGAAGCGTAGAACGTCTCCGTCTTTGTAGATTCGGTATTGTTGGCAAACCTTTTCTGAGATGTTCCGCTTTTGCAGCCGCTCGGCTGAACCTCGGAGTTGTACATTGGTGGACATTTTATGAGTGTGAACATCGCCATCACCTTTGGTGTAGGCGTTACATGAGAAACAAAAAGTGTGGCCATCTGTATACAGGCTAGCTGCATCAGATGACCCACAATTATCACACGGTAAGTGCCTGACGAACTCGCTTTCGGAGGTCTGCATATGTTCGTGCTTGCTCATCGTGGTACTCGAACCATGAGTCTAGTGCTTGATAGAAACCTTGAATGAGATTCTCTGTAGTCGCTGGGTTTTCGCCGTCAACATCAGCAAGAAAATCACTGAAACCATCAGCATAATACTCAACTGAACCGTATTGTGTGGGGCGCATTACTTTTGGTGGTAAGTTTGGATCAGTTGTTCGTAAGCATCGAGTTCATCCTCGAATGCTTCGATGATATCATTAGGTGAGCTGGTGCTATCAAATGCATCAATCAGCGCAGCAACAACCTGCCTGATCTTATTTATGTCAGCCATGAAATAGGAATCGAGTGGAAGGAACAGTATTGGAAGCCATGCTTCTCGCACCATTTAGCATAGGTGGTCTTTGATCCTTTGTAGATCTTGTTGTGGGGTGACTGAAATACGAAACGAATATCAAGATCAGGATGTGCTGCCTTGACTGCTTTCATCTTACGCCTATCCTCCTCCGTTAGTTGACCCTTGGTCTCTAGGTAGATACCGTTAGGCAGGAGGAAGTCTGGCGTGTAGTTGCATTGCAGTACGTAAGGTACCTTGGTTGATTCGTATTCGTATTTGACACCCAGGTTGGTGAGAAGATCAGCGACCTTCTCTTCAAGTCCTGAGCGAAAGGCCATCAGAAGTCATCATCTTCGACGACATCATCACTAGCCTCATCAGCCACAGTAGCAGGTACCGAGCTAGCTTTGAAGCCAGTGGTCTGACCAAACAGTGCAGCTACCTCAGTATCACCAAGGTCACCACGATCAATACCAGCCGCACCGCCAAGCTCTACGACCTGGACACCTACAAGCTTAAGGCTAGTGCCATAGGTGACACCATCCTTGAGGATATAGGGCTTCTGTCGGAAGGCAAGCTTAACCTTGCTGCCACTATAGACAGGCAGATCACGGTTAGTGATAGGTGTACCCTCACTGTCTACAACAGGGGGACGGTTCTCTTCATTCCATGAGAACTTAGTCTTGTAGGAACCTTCAGTTACCTCTTCCCATGGTTCAGGCTTGAGGACACTACGCTTAGGGTTCTTCAGTTTGGACTCTGCCCACTTGAGTGTTTCCTTGCGATCCTCCTCCAATGCTTCGATGAGCTGGGAGTCCAGGAGTGCAGACAGTGAGTAACCAAACTTAGATGGTTTCAGTACAGCTTGATAACCTTCAAGGACAACAGGCTGTTGAGTAACGTGGATGGGTTGTGACATTAACAAAAGAAGTAAGTGGATTCGATCACGGTCTCTGGTTCTAGATCACCAATGATCGGTGGTTCAGACTCTGCACCAATATGTTTGGCAAAGTCTCGTAGGTAATCATGCTCTGCGAACAAGTGCATGTAGGTTTCTCGTACAATGGTGGATAGGGTAGACATATCCGTTGCACGACAAAGCACAGAATCGTGAATGAGAGCAATAGGTGCATCAAAGCGTAAGGCACTCAAGTGTAGCAGTGAAGCGTCAAGTGAGTGGATGAGGTTAGGGGCTGTTGCATTCTTGTGGTGATTAAGATCGACCTCATCAGTCTCCCCATCTGCCACCTTCATTTTACAACGACCCAACAGCTGTAGCTCCATAGATTGGAACTTCTTCTTGTTAAGTTTCTGGTAGACAACAAAACCAGATGGAGTAGTCCATTCAAGGTGCCGTGCACCACGCTTAACAGCGGCTGCTACCTCAGTCTCAATCCATTTCATAACAGCCATGGGACCTGGAACGACCACATCCATAGCTGAACGAATAGCTTTAACAACTTGAGTAAGCTCTTCCTTCTCAAGCTCTATCCCATCCTCCAAAAAAGCCTCTTTGATGTAACCCCTGTTGGAGTAAGGCTTTGCATTATATGGAATAGTCATCACACAGCGCTTAGTCTTCTTCCTATCTAGGTGAGGACGTAAGCGTTCAGGTACCGAGGACATAGCGACCTCAGCTACTACCCTGTATGCGTCTTGCGGCTTATCACCAGGTAGGACGTTTACAAGTTTAGCTGTTGACTTATCCCGTGCGAGTCCAGCCAAGATCTGAAGACCACTACAGGTTGCATCAACAGCAACAGGTAGTGTTGTGAATTGTCTATCAGCTGTGATCACACAATGATAATACTCATCACAACTAGCTAAGAATTGCCATGGTTCTTCTGCTGCTTCCCATTCTGGCAAGGACCCGATTGGATCAGTAGCGATACGACTGATGAGTGTGATGTTTGCATCAACCCAAGCTAGTCGTTCAGACATGGTTGCTTTATCTAAACCATAACAAGTTGCTACTTGAAATGCTAACCACGACTCAGCTTCAGGTGTCATATAAGAACCATCAGCAAACCTCAGTAATGATTTACCAAAGTCAGTATCTTGTGGTGTAAGAAAAGCAGGGATAGGATAAGCTCTACCTCTATAATCAAATGACCATGGACAATAGAACTTATCTCTATCCTTGAACCTTTTAGCTGCCTCCATAGTCATGCGAGTTCTACATGACTTCTTAGGTTCCTGTGCTTGTATGTTTAATACTTCTGCTGCCCTCCTACGATAATCCTTACGGCTATCATAGTTTGTTTCAATGTCAGCAGGTTTAGCAGGAAGTGGGTGGTGAACAACAGGTAAGAACTTACCAACAGAGCGTTCCATTATAGTCAGCTCCTCAGCAACACCATATGTAAATGGGTTGATCTGATAAGCTACCTTCTGAATCTTATTCAGGAAGGCGAGGGGTGTCTCCCCCTGTAGACGGGTGGTGTCTCCCCTACGAACCAATTCATGGCCTCGCATTACCTCATTAAGAAGGTAACCACCAGCAAGTTCATTAGTCCAATCGTTTGGTTCGATAAGCATAGGCCATGCAAGTGGTGCAAATAGTTCAGCATCACTCATGACTTTATCCCTGATCTCAAGGAACTCAGGTGTTGGTGCAACAAATGTTACAGTAACCTTACCTAAGCGACGTAGATCTTTAACGAACCAACCACTAGTTTGCATAATACAATCTAGTAGCCAAGCACCAAGCTTGATACGGTTAGGTCTACCCCAATGTTCCCACTCTGGTACCTCACACCGATTCATCAGTGTTGTGATGACAGTTAGCTTCTGCTCAGTACCGATAGACTTGTGGAAGTAATTCTTTTTGAGAGAAGCAAGTAGTCCAGGTGCAGTCTTCTCATAGTGTCGCATCTGACACTCTGACTCCACAGCGTGACCTATGCTATCACATACGGATTGCAGTTGATCACTACCTTGCTTAGTTGAGAATACCTTATCGAAGGTAAGCTTCAGTGCAATAGTAGCTGATGCTAATGGTTCCAATTGAGATACATAGTTTTTAATGATATCAAATTGGTGACCTGATCCACGCTTAAGTCGATACTCACTGCTATCTTCTATGCACTTGACAAGACTAGGTAGTAGAGCCTCAATAGAGGCAACACCATAGACTGTAGCACTTGCATAGCTTTGATCTTGTAGCTTGCGTGTGTTCTCTCTAAGTCGTTGGAGTCCTTGCTTGATTTGCTCTCGCTCTAGAGCTACTTGTTCATCAATCTGTGCTGGTGTAGCCAATTAGTTACGTTCGGTAGTGAATGTATCATCAACGAGTTGCTCTTGTGCAAGCTTGATGATCTCATCACGATTAGGATGATTCTCTACTTGCTTGATGAGTTGTTGAAG